GCCTTCCAGAGGCAGATAGCAACATCATCCCAGCCGCCTACTACGAGGCAGTACTGCCAGCCAGCACCACGGTCGCGCCGACCACGACTATTACCACGATCGCCACTTGTGACGATGCCCTACAGCTGGCCCTTGACCTTGGCTTCCCAGCCGACCAACTTGGCACACTTGACCTAGTCATGCACCGCGAGTCACGCTGCCAGACAACAGCGCACAACTTGAGCGATCCCAACTCAGGATCGTATGGCCTGACACAGATCAACGGCTTCTGGTGTCTGCCAAACTCGCAATGGCCTATCGGCTGGCTACAAGAAAAAGGCATTTTGGAAGAGTGCAGTGATCTGTTCAACGCGACAATCTCACTGCGCGCCACCCTTGCTATATACAACAATTCAGGATGGACACCATGGGCGACAGCGAACTAAACAACATCTATCCCGAAACTGGGATCACCGAACACACCCGGGCGATGATGGGCATGATCGACGACCTGTTCACACCGAACCATGTTAAGCGATCTAAAGCGTCACATCTTTACCATCTCGTAGGAGAACTCGAAGCTCTACGCGACGACCTACGACGCATGGACGACCCACGCGCAAACTTCCTACAGCTCGCCATCACCGAACTCAGCCAACTCATCATCTAGCATCATCCCAGTAACCCGAACAAAGGACACCCGACATGTCAGACCTACAGCTCTTCCAAGCCACCCTCGGCCTCGGCGGATACAAAGAAAAGCCATTTACGATTGAGCGCAATGTGGTTGCGATCAGCCGATCGGCACACCCCACATCTGCTAATGCTGCATTACGCGCACTACCTAAATCAGGGTCAAAGCGTAAACGCGTTTATGACTTTATTAACCGCGTAGGCGGCGCTACCGATGAAGAAATCGAGCAAGCCTTAGATATCTCAGGCAACACTGTCAGACCAACACGAGGCTCACTAGTCAAGGACGGCTTCATTGTGGACTCAGGCCTTGAGCGACTGACCAAGGCAGGCAACCCTGCGATCGTGTGGCGTGTGGCGTGACCAAGTTCGGCAGATACTTGCCGTCAGATCGCACAGTAAAGCATCGTGAACGAACAGCCAGAGCAATAGAGACCGACAATAAGCGAAGAGAAAAGGCAGAGAAAATGGGCTTCGACCTTGCAAATTACGAGACAGTGGCAGATCGACTTGTGCGCTGGTGGGATGCATATCCGAACGGACGCATACAGACACAGATTTACCGTTACGACGGCACAACTGTTGTGATGAGCGCGGAAGGGTACAACAACGATGACCGACTGATCGCCACCGGGTATGCAGAGGAAACAGTGTCAGATCGTGGCGTTAATGCGACCAGTTTTGTTGAAAATTGTGAGACCAGTGCCATCGGCAGAATGATCAGCAACAGCCCGATCGGGACTGCTGGCCCTCGACCTTCACGCCAAGAGATGGAAAAGGTAGAGCGGACTGTGCCTGTGCGCGCTGTAGTCGGCTCAGGGCAAGCCGTAGCGAAGCCACAGCCATCCCCAGGCGCGTTCGTTAGCCCTAAGCAGCAGACCTACATCAAAGCACTTGCCCGTGGCAAAGGCTGGGACGAAGGCGAAACACTTGAGCAGCTGCACGCGTTCCTAGGGGTCAACGATGTCATCCTTGAGACCTTGACCGCATCTCAGGCCAGCCGTGTTATTGAGGCATGGAAGTGAGGAACAATCAAACTGTGCGCGTGTGGTCGTGTCTTGTCTGTGGAAAACAAAAGACAACGGTCGGATCGGGCAGAAATGGAACCTATTGCAGCTCTAATTGCCGATACAAAAACAAATATGTGAAACGAGCCAAAGTCGATCGTTTCTGTGGCACTGCTCGACGAAAGTTTATACAAGATCAAAAACTGCAAAGCAAGGCTTGTGCTGACTGCGGCTGGGAAATAACTAAAGATAACCTTCGAGCCTTTGACTGGGATCACATTGACCCAATGACAAAGTCCTTCGAGTTAAGCGCGCCCCCGGCACACGCCACATTGGAAATGGTGCTTCAAGAAATAGAAAAATGCGAAGTAGTGTGCAGAAACTGTCACGCATTAAGGCCTACATCATTTATGGGCAAACATTTTAAGAAAAATCACACAATGAAACAGATCAACCTTGACGGCTTATTTGAGGCAGCAAAGTGAAAGAAGCAGACTTCCAAAAGATTGTCATAAACCTTGCCAAGATGCATGGCTGGCTTGTACATCATCCGCTGCCATCTATGAACAAGCGCGGCATTTGGGCTACACATGAGCTAGGAGATCACGGCTTTCCAGACCTTGTACTTGCGCATCCTTCGGGCCGTGTTATATTCGCAGAACTTAAAAGCGACAAAGGCAAAGTCTCACCGCTGCAATCCCGATGGATCACAACGCTGCAACAAGGCGCAGTCGTCTGGGTATGGCGGCCTGCTGACATTAACTGGATATCCCAATATTTAAGTCTTAAAGGACGCACAACTTCATCAGTCTCATCGACCTAAGCCATTCGCACGGCAGTTGGTAACACTCGGTAACGAGGGTAGATCGACGCGCCCTGAAACATGCAACACGAAATGAGTCAGGCAAAGCGTCGAGGCGACCTGTAAACATAATCAGGTAGGTAATGAGGTAACGGAGTGAGGCATCCCGTGGGTGAGCATTACCGCATTAGGCTTGCATAGATGACATACCGTTAACAAACAAAGACCGAGGCAACATGAACCCGACAGCAACACAGACCACACAAGAACAAGAGCAAGGCGCTTGCGCCGCGCTAGCTCAAGCCGAAGGCGCGAGAGCATGAGTAAAGCACACCGAGACCCCCAGTACACAGCCAACAGACGCAAGGTCTTAGCCAACAAGCCTGACTGTGCATACTGCGGCAAACCCAACGCAGACACAGTAGACCACATACTCGAACTTGATGCCGGGGGCGACCACTCGATGGACAACCTTGCACCATGCTGCGCGGCCTGCAACAACATCAAAGGCCACAGATATGTCACCGCCAGAAACGCACACCGCCAACACTCACGCTACGAGTCAATGCAAAAAAATGGAGTGCGAAATATCAAAGAAGTTTTTTATGAACAGAGGCAAAGCACCCCGACCCAACTCTTATCTCTATCGGATGGCAACCAGCCTGAACTGGCAGGGATCAGCCATGACTGGCCTCGACTGGAAACGACTGTCACGGATCACGCTGGATCATTCGGGGCTGATGTGCAGGGATGGGCAGAACAGCACTTAGGACTAACCCTTATGCCTTGGCAGGTGCGCGCGCTTGACGGTCAGCTGGCTTATGACGAGCATGGTGAGCTGCTGCATCGGACGAGTCTTGTTTCGACTGCCAGACAGAACGGCAAGACCGTTGCTCTAGGTAGTTTGGTTGGCTGGTGGCTTACAGAGATGCCCAAAATACGGGGCAAAAAGCAGACTGTCCTCACGACCGCTAACAGGCTTGACTTGGCGATCACACTCTTTGATGAGATAGCCCCAGTGCTCGAGGCTCGCTTCGGTGCATCCTGTGTCAAGGCTTACGGGCGTAACTCGGTGACAATGCCAGACGGCAGCAAGTGGACTGTCAGGGCGGCAAAGCCTTCGGTCGGTCACGGCACAAGCAACGATCTGATCGTGGCAGACGAAATCTGGGACATGTCGCAGCTTGCTATTGACGGCGGTCTGATCCCGTCCATGCGCGCACGAAAATCACCGCTGCTTAGCTGCTGGTCAACGGCTGGCACTGAGGCATCGACCGCATTTTTGCGTTGGCGTGAGCAAGGCCTGCGAGCCATAGATCGAGGCGAACGATCGTCGCTGTATTTTGCTGAGTGGTCGCCGCCGCCTGATCTTGACCCGATGAACCCTGCCGCATGGGCTTACGGCAACCCTGCGCTCGGTCACACTTTGGAACTGTCAACGATCGAGGCCGAGTCGCAAAACCCTGATCGCGCCCAATTCTTACGGGCATCAGTAAATCTGTGGGTGGCTTCCGATCGCGGCTGGATACCGCCGGGTGTCTGGCCTGCACTCGAGCACGAAGGCGACATACCAAAAGGCGGCATCGTTGCCATTGAGACCAGCATGGACGACTCGCGGTACTTCGGCCTACGCGCCGTGGCCTTACCTGACCGCCGCATTGTCGTGACCGTGGCCTTTGTCGTGGACAGTTTTGCAGCTCTCTTGCTTGAGGTTGATCGGCTCACTGCCGATGGTTGCAAGTTTGCTATCTCACCCAGCATCGACATCCAATGGCCTCGACATTTAGAGACCAAAAAGGTCATCGTCGGCTACGGCGAAATACTTAAATACACCCCCACAGTAAGAAACTTGATAGCGGAAAAAATGCTGCTACATGACGGCTCAACTCAGTTGGCTGAACATGTGCAGCGCGCGGTCGCTGTCCGATCGCAAGGGTCTGTCGCGGTGTCATCTCAGAGATCACCCGGGCCGATCGAGTTGTGTCGCTGCATGATCTGGGCGGCTGCTCTTTGCTCGAGGCCGTCAGTGTCGGGGAAGCCGATGCTGGTCACTGTTAGTCAGTAACATACCCTCGGCACTCGGTCGAAGTACCTAGCCTTTCGTCGGGAACTGATTAGGCCGATCGAGTGCCACCATCACAGCGCTTGCATCTGTAATGTTGTGGCATGGGATTATTTGACCGCAAAGTGAGCAAGGCCGCCATCAGTCCAGCGCCTGCTAAAGCGGCAGCTGCTGGTGCAATGAGTCCAGGCTATAACAGCAGCAATGTCGGCAAGAACATGATCGGTCAGTACTACACCTACCGCGAGGGTGAACTGCGAGCCGCGGCAATCTCGATCCCAGCGATCTCACGCGCACGCGATCTACTTGCATCAGTAATCGGCTGCATGCCATTGCAGATGTACAACGAAATGTGGAACGGCGAAGAAATGGAACGCGTTTATATTGCGCCGCGAACTTGGCTGCGTCGACCAGACCCAACCGTCCCGTACAACTTTCTGATGAGTTGGACATTTGACGACTTGTATTTTTATGGGCGCGCATTCTGGTACATCACCAGCCGCACCGCCGACGGATTCCCAGCAACCTTTACTCGACTACCAGCAGGCTCAGTTACCACAACAGACATGGCTGGCCCCGTATGGTTCGCACCATCATCGCAAGTGTACTTCCAAGGCGGAGAGATCGACCCTAAGAACTTGATCCAATTTTTGTCGCCTACGCAGGGCATGGTGTATTCATCGCAGGCCGCTATTGAAACAGCAATCAAGATTCAAGACGCAAGGGCGCGGAATGCCTCCTCAAGCATTCCTGCGGGAGTCCTGAAACAAACTGGTGGCGAACCGCTAAGCGCACAAGAACTCGCCGATCTTGCAGCTGCATTTAACCAAGCGCGCGCAACCAATCAGACCGCCGCGCTTAACGAGTTCCTATCTTACGAACCAACAACAATGTCGCCAGACAAAATGCTGCTTATTGAGTCAGCCAACTACAGCGCACTAGAAACTGGTGGACGCATCGGCAATGTGCCGCCATATCTGATTGGCGTATCGACCGGGTCATACTCGTACCAGTCATCACAACAGGCGCGCATGGACTTGCTGTTCTTTGGTGTGAAACTTTACGCCGATGCAATAGCAGAAACATTGTCAATGAACAATGTGCTACCGAACGGCACTTTTGTTGCCTTCGATTACGAGTCGTATCTGGAAGAGAATTATTTAGCAGACAAAATGGAAACACCAACAGAAGAAAACACGCAAGAGGAGATCGCAAGCTAATGATCAGATTTACAGCACCATCCGTCAGCATCGACGCAGCAGCAGGCGATGGCACACCATCACGAACCATCACAGGCATCGCCGTGCCATACGGTGTCGCGGCAACTGTCTCGGACGGTACAGCCGTAACCTTTGAGCAGGGCAGCCTGCCAATCGAGGGCAAAGCCCCACGGCTCTACATGAACCACGACAGCAATCAGGCCATCGGCATTGTCACCGAGCGCGTCGAAACCGCTGAAGGCATGCTGTTTAGTGCCAAGATCAGCAAGACCGTTGCAGGCGACGAGGCTTTGCAGCTCGCCCTTGACGGTGTTCTTGACTCGGTATCTGTTGGCGTAAACCCAACAAAAACCCGAGCAAACGAAGACGGCTCAATCACCGTCCTTGCTGCCGACTGGATCGAGTTGTCCATGGTTCCAGTCCCAGCTTTCGCTGGCGCAGTCATCACAGATATTGCTGCCAGTATCCACCACGAACCCGAAGAGACCGACAATAATGAAATACAAGAACCCACAGAGGAGACAGAACCCATGTCAGAAGTAACAGTCCCAGCAGTCGAGGCAACCATCCCAACCGCTGCAATTCCAGCACAAGCAAAACGCGAGTTTAAGTTGCCAAACGCAGGCGAGTTCATGGCTGCCTACCACATCGGTGGCGACACTTTCCACAACATGAACAAAGCAGTTGCAGAATACACTGCATCAAAGCGCACAGTATTTGAAGCAGCAGCAGGCGATGTCGTCACGACCGATACACCGGGTCTCTTGCCAGTTCCAGTTCTCGGCCCATTGGTACAAGACCTCAACTTCTTGCGTCCAGTCGTCGAGGCAGTTGGCGCTCGCGCTTACCCAGACAGTGGACAATCAAAAACCTTTATTCGTCCAACGATCACCACGCACACCAGCGTCGCATCGCAATCAGAATTGGGTGCAGCATCAGCAACAACCATGGTCATCGCGTCCAACTCGATTAGCAAGACCACACTTGCTGGACAAGTAACCCTTTCCGTACAGGACATCGACTTCACTTCGCCTGCCGCAATGCAGCTGATCTTGAATGACTTGATGGGCGAGTACATGATCGCTTCTGACAACTTGGCAGCAGACAACATGCTTACCGCAGCAACATCATCTGGTGTCTGGGACGGAACAGTTGCCGACTTGCTCAAGTCTGTATACGACGCAGCAAGCGACATCTCAAGCAACCGCAACTGGCTGCCAACCCACATGTTTGTTTCCGTCGATGTCTGGGCGCAATTGGGCCAGCTCGCAGATACAACGGGCCGTCAAATCTTCCCGTTGATCGCCAACGGTCTCAGCGGATACAACGCTGCAGGATCGCAAAGCGCAACATCATGGAACGGCAACCCACTCGGCTTGCAGCTTGTAGTTGACAGCAACTTCGCTGCTAAGACCATGATTATCACCCGTGTTGGTCAAGGCCAAGGCGATGCTTACGAGTTCTACGAGTCAATTCGTGGCCTCATGAGCGTGGAGCAGCCTTCAGTTTTGGGACGCAATATGAGTTTCCATGGCTATGTATCGACCTTCGCTGCAATCTCTGGAATGATCCGCAAGATCACACAGGCCTAGTCGAGAGCGGAGCATCCGCTCATGGCTGTTTACAGCGTTACACAAAAGTATCTACTGGATGATTACGCCGTACTGCAATTACTGACCCCATCGGAAATTGCAGTCGGTCAATCCATCACAGTCGCATCAGTCGATGCAACATTCAACGGCACATTCACTGTTCGCGCATTGCCTCAGTATCTGTACATCGGTATCGACACTGAGGGCGATCTGCTTTATGACATAAATGTGCCTATTGCTAATCAGGTGCTGTACACAAAAGTCGCTGACAATGTCGAGCGCGTTGCCGCCACTGGGACAGTCACCTACACCCAGACATGCACATGGGTCACTGCCGCGCAGCTTGTCACTTATCTTGGCGTACAGATCACAAACCCATCTGACGATTACACGCTGATCACTCAGGCCGTATCTGCTGGCAATGACTTTGCATATCGTCGCCGTCAAGAGGCTGGCTACATCGACAGTCTCACGACCAGTCCGGGTGGGGATGCCACGCTCGGCACACTCATGTACTGCGCTGCCCTCTGGCGCAGCCGTGGCTCGCTCGAAAACACCTTTGCATCCTTTGACGGAATGGGCACAGCGCCTCAGCAGAGCCTCACACCCATCGTTAAACAGTTGCTTGGCATCGACAGGCCTGCCTGCGCCTAATGGCTTACACAGACGCTCTCAACGGGGCTATTGACAGCCTTACGACCACACTCACAGCGGTCACTGGCCTTCGAGTAGTCAACGACCCCACAAAACTTGTGCCCAACTGTGTCTACATCGACGCGCCATCCTTTACGACGATCGCTGGCAATGGCAACATCATCCGCATGGACTTCCCGATCAAAGTCATCGGCTCAGGCCCAGCAGGCCTACCAGTTTTACGCAGCATCCTTGACATCGTAAGCAAAGTCCTACTTAGTCCGATCATCGTCATGGCAGGCCGTCCCAGCAACCTAGAAATCGGTGGGCAGCTCTTCCCGTGTTACGACCTCGACTGTGGCATACAAGCACAAAGCGCATAAGGAGAAACATGTACACCATCATCAGCCCACGCCTCGGAACCCCGGGCGATCAGTTCATCCCAGAGGAAGGCGTCAACATTGACGCACTGCTCGACGGCGGCCTGATATCCACCGACACCGCAAAGAAATCATCTAAAGTCAAATCAGAACCCAAGGAGCAATAGACATGGCTATCAGCAGCACTTACCTTTCTA